AAAAAATCACAAACAACGATTCACATGCGCACGACGATATTGCAGATACTTGCTCAGACGCAGTAAGAATAGCACTTATAGATAAAAATCTGACTATGTTTACCAACAAAAACATTCAAAGCAGAAGCGCAACAATACAAGCGTTAAATAGACATAACAATGTTATCAAGCTTAAAGAACGAGCTTATAAGGTAAGGAAATAACATGGCAACGATTGCTAGAAAACATACTTCTCAGCTTGAGCAAATAAAGCAGTCTGTTGAACAAGCTTATACTTATTTTAGACCCAACTATGAGCGATACCACCAGTTCATGAAGTTCGTCTATAAGACAACTTTAACTGAAGATGACATTGCTGTTTTAGCCAGCCTACAACGCCCACAAATTGAATTTAATATGATGGAAGCCTACATATCGAGGTTGCGTGGTGAATTCTCAAGGATGGAGCCAGGTTTTGTAGTTAAAGCAAACGATGGCTTTGATTTAGTCGATCCTCAATTGCTATCAATCTTAGAGGCTCATTTTAGGTCAATCTTGAACGATTCTGATAATGATGGATTTAGCTACGATGTTTATACAGACTTGCTTGTTGGTGGCTTTTCTGTTGTAGAAGTTTACACAGACTATCTATCAGCAATGTCTATGGATCAGAAAATATGTGCTGACCGTGTGTTTGACCCAACGCTATGCGGATTCGATCCCCTGGCTAGAAAATCCCACAAAGGGGATGGAAACTTTTGTTTTCAATTATTTCCTAAAGAGGCGGAAGAAGTTGAACGAGAGTACGGTTCTTCCGCTTTAAAAGGGCTTAAATATGCCCGTAGCTTTTCAGGCTTCAACTGGTCATACCGCTCAGCGAAGAAAGATATCGTACTAATCTGCGATTACTATAAGAAAAATTACAAGAAAGAAAAAATTACAAAACTTTCAAACGGCAGGGTAATCGCCATCAAGCATTATGAAGAACTTGAACGCATGTGGAACGATTCAGGCTATATTGAACAGCCACCTATCCCAATCGGAAAGATTAGAGAAACCGTTTTAGAGGAAATCGTCCGATACCGCATGTCAGGCTGTGAGTTAGTTGAAAAACCATTAACAACCAATTACAGCATGTTACCGCTAATATTTTTTGATGGTAACAGCGCAGTATTGCGAGATAACAACGATTCAAGTGCTGAGCAAATGACACGCCCATACATTTATAATGTAAAAGATGCTCAACGCTTAAAAAACTACGCTGGCCAATCGTTAGCAAATGAATTAGAGAACACTGTAGAGCATAAGTTTATCGCCTCTGTAGAGTCTATCCCAGAAGATTACATCGATGCTTACATTAACGTACAAACACCTGGTACGCTGCTTTACAACGCATTTTACGATGGCAATCCAGATATTCCATTAGCACCTCCACGGGAAGTCGTTAGAACACCAATACCACCACAAATTAGTGAAACATTCCAAATGTCCGATAATTTGATTCAAGGCATTTTGGGAAGTTACGATGCGGCATTAGGCATTCAAAATAACGAACTATCAGGAGTAGCTATTATGCAGGGTGCAATGCATTCTAACGCTGCTGCAATGCCATATACCGTAGGATTTATGAAGGGATTAAATAGAGTCTGTCAGATGATATTAGACTTAATTCCAAAATACTACGTTACACCACGGTCATTGCCGATAGTTCAGCCAGATGGAACACGCACATACCAGACAATTAACAAGCCTGGTAATCCTTTCATGGATTACGACCCCATGAGTTTAGACGTAAAGGTTGAAGCTGGCGTTAACTTTGCGGTGCAAAAACAAATTAGTTTAGAGACGATTATTCAACTAATGCAAACGTCCGAAAGCTTTGCCGCCTTTATTAATACTAAAGGTCTTGGAATTCTACTTGATAACATTGAAATACGTGGTGTTGAAGGGTTGCGACAAGCCGCCAGCGAGTTCATGAAAGAAGTCGAACAGAAACAAGCGCAAGCTGAGCAAATGGCTCAACAGCAAGCACAACAGCAACTTGATCCTAAACAAGTCATGGCAATGCAAGCACAGGCTGAAATAGCCAAGGTTGCGCAGAAGAAAGAGGCCGTGGCCATTCAAGCACAAGTTGATCTTACAAAAATTGCTACGGACGATGCTGTCAAAAACAAACAAGCTGACATTGAATTTATGAAAGTTATGTCTGAAATTAAAGGTGCTGGTGTAGACCAGGCACTAAAACAGGAAAAGCTTGATGCAGAAAACGCTAGGACTGCCGTTAATATGGCTTTAGACGTAAGCAAGCATCACAAAGATATGAGTAGCAATGATGATAGAGAGCAATAAATGAAATTATTTAAAAGTAAAAAAAAGTAGAACAATTAGTGTTGATATTAAACCAAAAGTTAAAAACTATTTCATTTGGCGTATTTGTTGCTATACTATGACAAATATGTGCCTGACTAGCCAGGTTAATGCTAGGACAAATTACGCATTTATGCGCAAATAAACGGTACTACCACGATGGTAGGTGATTACGGTCACACCGGAAACAGTGAGGTTTTAAAATGGATGCAAAGGATATTGCAGAAGAATTGCAACAGACTGATCATGTGGTAGAGCCAGAAGAATCGATTGAGTCAACTGAACCTACTCCTGAAAAAATGCTTCCTGCTTCCAGGGTGAATGAGCTAGTACAAAAAGCGAAACGTCAAGGAGCAAAGAAGATGCAAGAACAGTTAGATGCCGCCACGCAGGAACTTGAGCAGCTTAAAGCTCAGCAAGCGCAGCAACAGCCGCAGGAACAGGCTCAGCAACAACCCCCGATGCAGCAACAAGGGGTCAATGCGGAGCAGATTCAGCAGCAAGTGATGCAAATGTTGATGAAACAGCAGCAAGAGGCAGAGCAAAAGCGGCAATCAGAACAGCTTGAACAGGAAGTAAATGAAGTAGCTCAGCAGTATTTTGGCAAGATGGCTCAAGGAAAAGAGTTGTATGAAGACTTTGAGGCCATGACAGCAGATTTTAATCCTGCTGAATTTCCACAGTTAGTCTATATGGCTAATATGCTTGAGAACACGCCAGCTATTATTTACGAGTTGCGCAAGAACCCAGGCAAGTTAGCTGATTTAGCTGTGTTAGTTGAGCGATCACCCAACATGGCTAGAAGCGAATTAAACAAGCTTTCAGAATCTATCAAGAGAAATGAAGATGCTAAGAGTTCGCTGCAAGAGACGCAAGACCCTTTGAACCGTTTGAAGCCTTCCCCAACGGGTGCAGACAATGGCGCAAAGAGTGTAAGAGATTACAAACAAGCCTCATTTTTGAAGGGCTAATCTCACAAGCAGTGCCATGTTTGCATCTATTTAATATGGATATCATTGGAGAATAACATGGCAGTTCCAAATAACATTTTACAAACCGTACAAACCTACCAAATGTCAAACTTGGCATATCTGCAAAACTTGAACTGTTTTGTGGCTACTGCTAATACAAAATTTAAAAATTTTGAAAAAGAAGTCGCAAATTTGGGCGATACTGTGACGTTTGATTTGCCACCTAGGTTCACTTCAGCTAACAGCTTGATAGCAACCTTCCAATCTGCTGAACAGCGTGTTGAAACACTTACTGTTGACCAGGCAATCAACGTATCTTATGCCTTCACCGCACAGCAATTTATTTTTAATGTCGAAGATTACATGGACAAATTCGGTAAATCTGCCGTGATGGAAATGTCTGCTAATATTGAAGCTAACATTGCACGAGTTTGCGTTGAGTCACCTTACCGCTTCTACGGTGATGGTATCACTCAAATTAACTCTTACGGGCAATTGGCTGCCGCACTTGCAATGTATCGTAACTATGGCGCAGCTAAAGATAACACTAAGTTCTATATGAGTGATATTGCGCAATCAGCCGTTGTTAATACTGGTTTAAACCAATTCGCACCAAAGCGTAACGATGAAGCCGCTAACTCTTGGGATATCGGTGATTTTGATAAGGCAGCGTTTTATATCTCTAACTTGCTTCCTGTTCATACTGCTGGAACTTTGGGAGAAGACGGAACTGTGTTGACAGTAGTATCTGTTGTTAAAAATGCTAACGATGCAATCACTCAGATCGTTTTCTCTGGTGCTGGTACTGATGCTGATGCTGTTAAAGAGTTCGATAAATTCCAATTCTCTGATGGCGTTGCAGGTCAAACTAACTTGCGCTACCTGACATTTATTGGCCATAAGATTTCTAGCAACCCTGTCCAGTTTAGAGCTACTGCTGATGCTGCATCGAATGCTGGCAACGTAACTGTTGACGTTTATCCTCCTTTGAAATCTGCTGCTGGTAGTGACAGAAACTTGAACGTGGATATCCAAGCAGGTATGCAAGCAACTGCATTGCCATCCCACAGAGCAGGTATGATTACTGCTGGAAATCCTTTGTTCTTGGGGATGCCTATGCTGCCTGAAGAAGTTCCATTCCCAACTGCAAACGAAACTGACCCTGATACTGGCGTTAGTTTGCGTATGTACTACGGTTCTTTGTTTGGTCAAAACCAGCGTGGAATGATTCATGACGCTATTTGGGGCAAAAAATGTGTGCCTGAATATGCTATGAGCGTAATCTTCCCGTTATAAGTCCTTTCTATAGCCCTTGCATTGGTTTATCTAATGCTTGGGTTGTTAAAGAGGAAATATAATGAGTGGACTTAATTGTAGTAAGTGTGGTGCTTTAAAAGTTGGTTCATATGTTAAAGAATCACAATGTTTAAAATGCACTAACGAAAGAAAGCGAAAGGCTCGTCTTAAAAAGAAATTAGAAAATCCTAATTTCATGAAAGAAGAAGAAGAGCGTATAAATAAATGGTATGAAGAAGACAAGCTTCATGCATTAAAGCGCAGAACTCGTGAGGCAACTGCAAGACGCATTAAAGCTGGATTATTAATTAAGCAACCTTGTGAGGTTTGCGGTGAACATAACAATATTCAAGCCCATCATGACGATTATAATGATCCAATGAATGTTCGCTGGTTATGTTCCTGTCACCACGCAGAGCATCACAAAAAAGAAAAAATGATGTAAGATAAAAGGAAGCATGAAGCTTTCAATAACTAAAAGGATTTCAAAATGTCTATTTCAACCCCTGTTGTAAATGCTGGAATAAAATATATTAACGGTATGCGCTTAACATGGCTTAATGGCACAACCATGACTGTTGCTTCTGGTCAATGCAGAAACTCAACTGACGTGAACGATATCACTATCGCTGCTGATGTTACTATCAACACTGGAACTAATGGTGCTGGCGGTCTTGATCAAGGCTCGATGGCAAACAGTACTTTTTATGCTGTGTATGCAATTGGCGATAGCTTTGGCAACAATGCTGGTTCAGCTTTAATTTCTGCTGATTTGTCGTCACCTGTATTGCCAGGCGGCTACAATATGTATTTCCGCATTGGTTATGTTAAATCAAGTGGTGCTGCTGCATTACTGGCATTTAGGCAAGATGGCGTAAGTCTTGACCGCTGGATGTGGTATGACGATGCAATTGCTAC